CATAATAGAATGTAATAGTACAGACGCAGGTGCTCAATCAGTTTCTAATATACAACATGAAAGACGATTGCAAGATAAGAAAAGACAAATTAAATTGTTACAACCTAATTACCTTAATAATTTTATAGATGAGTTTAAAAGACTCATAACACAATAGTGACATGGCACAAACCGATAGAGATGTATTTGATAAAGTTGGTCAGTATAACCTTGACGAGATAGCAATTATCTCATATAGATTTGCAGATGACAATTTACCTAGAAGAATAGATATCAAAGGTATATTATATAACTTTGAAATTGCCGAAGACATATTATTAAACAATGTTGTTGGTTCAGCTATCGTATATGATATGCAGGACATTAGAAGTATATTACCTATCATAGGTCTAGAGAGACTATCACTTAAATTTAATTCACCAGGCTTATCAGGTTATGATTTTACCGAAGACACAGGCATACCGTTACAAATATACAAGATTGATAAGGTAAGAAAAGATCCTCAAAATGAAAGAGCACAACTCTATCAGATATATTTTTGTTCGCCTGAAATGTATAGAAACAGTACAACAAAGATATCCAAGGCATATGCAGGACCAGTAGAAAACGCAGTAAAAGATATAGTACGAAAATATTTAAAATCTAATAAACCATTTTTCTTTGAACCTACATCTACTAATTCTAAGTATGTAATACCAAATTTAAAACCATATGAGGCAATTAACTTTTTATGTTCACAAGCAAGATCAAAGAAGTTTAGACTCAATGCAGGTTATAAGTTTTATGAAACAAGTGAGGGTTTTCACTTTAGAAGTTTAGACTCAATGATGGGACAAGACGGTCAATTAAGTGAAATTGCACCAAAATGGAAATATGAATCAATGGTGACTAGTATAACCGAAAATGCCAAACAACCTGAATTAAAAGACGTAACAAGAAGATTATCTACTGTATTAAAGTATGAGTTTGATAAACCTGTTGACACACTAGATAATATTAATAAAGGTTTTTATGCTAACAAGATTACTGTACATGACGCATTTAATAAAACAATTAAGACTACATCATATGATTACAATGAATCAGGACCTTTTCAGGCACATACAGAAATGGCATCAAGTCAATTTGAATCAGCTGGTCTATTATACCCACAAGACGGTAAAGGCAAAGGTGTTAAGTTTGCAGACACAAACAAATCATTAACAGAATTATCAGACGCCAAGACTATGGTAGTATCAGAGACAAGCAAAGTGCATAATGAATACGAATTTACACCAAATGCTGAACTATTACCATTTATTACGCACCAGAAACAGGCAATGCGTAACATGAATTTAAGTCTATTAGTATATGGTAACACAATATTAAATGCAGGTGATATAATAACATTTACATCACCAGTACAACGACCAGGTGAAATAGAGAACAATCCATATACAAGTGGAAGATACGTTATAATGGCGATTAAACACATGGTAAACGTAGAGGCACAAAGACATGAAATGGTACTCAAATGCTTCAAAGATGCTGTTTCCACGCCATATCCGACAGAGGAGGACGCATTAAATACGATATACAAAGGGCAGAATACAAACGAGGATATATACGAGGTCCAGAAAGAACTTTAGAGAATAAGAGAGTCCGGCGCCTAAATGGTAGCTGGCTACCAATGAGATTATGAGAAAAAACAAACAACAAAAGACTGTAAGAAAAAGTACAGCAGGCAATGTAGAGAGAAGTATGTTAGGGAAAGTCTATTTGTGGGTATCAGAGCGAAAAAACAGTAAGTATGCTCAGAGACCACATAAAACATATCGAAGGACCAGAAAGTTAAATATATCAGAGAGATATATCAGAGCGGCCTTTAAGTGGTCTCTAACGGCGCCTACGGCGTGCTTACGCAGTATCAGAGATAGGATAAGTAGTTTGCGTAACAATAAAAGAAATGGCGATTAAATGCGTATGGCTAGCGTATTAAAAGCAGACAAATATCGGTAAAAAAAGAATGTACGACAATAATTTTCTAGGAAAAAATAACTTTATATGGTTCAACGGCGTAGTTGAAGACAGGCAAGACCCACAGAAACTTGGCAGACTACGAGTGCGTTGTGTGGGTATTCATACGGACAATAAAGATGACTTACCTACAAGTGATTTACCATGGTCGCAGTTAATTCATCCTATTACTTCTTCAGGCATATCAGGTCTAGGTTCTAGTCCTGGTTTTGTGGTCGAGGGAACTTGGGTGTTTGGATATTTTAGAGATGGTTATGCAATGCAAGAACCTATGGTAATCGGTACATTACCTGGTAAACCTGTTGAGCTGGCAGATGTAAGTAAAGGTTTCTATGACCCTAACGGTGTTTATCCCAAATACAAGGATGAGGTGGATACTAATAGACTGGCTACCAATGATAGTGCAAATCCACATTTAGGTTTAGAATTAAGAAAATTAACAAGGAAGACTGGCGTCCCTACAGCCGACTTTGATATAGTCGCAGTAGAGGATCATGTAAGCACAGAGATAGCTGCGTCAGATGGTGACACATGGAATCAACCTACAATACCTTACAGTGCAGTTTATCCATATAATCATGTGTTTGAGTCAGAGAGTGGCCATATAACGGAGATTGATGACACACTAGATAATGAAAGATTATATACGGCGCATAGAACAGGCACCTCACAAGAGATAGACAAGGATGGTAACCAGGTTAATATAGTTAAAGGCGACCATTATAACATAGTATCAGGCAAAAGGCAAGCGATAATTGAAGGCAACGCAGATATTACAATAGGCGGCAGGCATAAGATATTCATAAACAAAAATGGTCAAGAAAATAACCACTACGATATACAAATAGGTCCTAATGCNTCAGTCAATATACAAGTAGATAAAGGCGATATGAATGTGGTACTTAAAGACGGTAAGTTAAATACCAATGTAGCTGGCGATTACAATATGAAGATAGGTGGAGATATGAATTTAGATGTGCGAGGTAATAAATCAGAGACAGTCAGTGGTAACAAGACAAGTAACACAACAGGTGCAGTCATTCATAGAGGCAGTCGAATAGACTTAAATCCATAATACAGCTGTTGGTATAATACAGCTATCGGTGTACTATAATATAGCTATCGGTGTAATACAGCTATTGGTAAAAAACCTCCAGAGAAAACGCCTTTACGGAGTTAAAGCGAATCGCTAAACTATAAATGCAATAACATCCAGCAGACTTATTTTTAATGGTTAATTACTTGTTGGATTTTTTTCGTGGATATTTTTTTCTCTTGGAAGTCGTTTCAGGTAATACAGCACCAGTTATAATATAATGAAGAGTTAAAGGGCTATTAGGTTGATAACCGTATGGTTGTTTAGATTTTCTTTGACGCTTGTACATCAAAGCTATATTTATACTTACTTATCTTTAAAATACTTTTCTAGTCTTCCTTGTTCACCTGAGTGTTTTTCGTATTCAGGTAAAGGATCTTTCTTTTCAGTGATTACTGGCCATTCTCTTGACCACTTATCATTAAATTCAACCCACCTTTGTCCTTCTTCTTCTACGTCTGATAATATAGCACCCTCAGGACACTCAGGTTCACATACACCACAATCTATACACTCGTCAGGATTAATTACTAACATATTCTCTCCCTCGTAGAAACAATCTACAGGACACACTTCAACACAATCAGTGTGTTTACACATAATACATTTATCATTTACACTATATGTCACTTTAACACTTTTTACAACAATCGTCTGTACCACAATTATCATGTTCTTCTTCTTCTAGTTCTTCTAATCTTCTTTGTTCTTGTTCTTCTCTAAAGCCTTCCATTAATACTTCATGTAAAGACTTCTCTCTATCAAGTCTTTCTTTCTTATGCAACCTGGACTGTTTAAGACCAATCGCCAGTATCTTTTCTTCTTCTTCTATTACTTCGTGGAAATACTTCTTTGTCATACTTATATTTAGTCAGGCTCACTACTTTTATATATAACGGTGTGCGTCCTCCAAAGGAAGCTCCATATACCTAGGAAGGCATACTTCTAAATAATACAATGGACTTACAAGATGATAGGCCTCCCGATAGGGTCAGGCAAATCAAAAATATTGTATTACTATTCTTTTTAATATACTTTGTTACCTATTGTACGGTAAACAAGTTAGCGCCGGACTCGGATTCTCTTAAAACCTCAGAGTTTAAACATAATGTAAGTAACTACCAATTATGTACTTTGATTCTAGTTTAGGTTTATAACCAGCGTGTAGATATGTCCATGTAGGTGGAAACATTAGTAAACGACCTGCCTTTGGATAGACTTGCATATCGTATTCACTAAAAGAAGTTCTACCGTCAAAGTTACTATTTAAGTATAAAAAGAATACTAAAAATCTTCTAGCACTATTATAGTCGCCTACATCTACATGTTCTTTAAATTCATCTTTATCATTAGGTAAATATCTTTTAAATCTTATCTCTTCAAAACCGTACTTATCTGGCCATTGTTTTTCTTTTACATTACAATCTTGTTTATATCTGTCAACATAAGGTCTTAATGCAGAGTACACACCTTGTACCTGATTTGACCAATCTTTATGTTGATTAATATTAATTTCTGTAAAGTGTCTATGATCATTTAAATCAGTAGAAATGTGTTGGTCTTTATTAGACTCAAACTTTTCTATTAGTGTATTGCAGTGTTCTTGTGGCAATACATTATCATAGACTTTAATATATTTTTTCATGTTCTTATAATCCAATACCCTCATGTCTGAAATCAACAATTGGCATAAAATCATAAGCGTATTCATTATCAGGTAATGCACCTGACATTTGAACATGACAATCATTTTTCTTTCTATTATCAAAGAAAGTCTGTAACGTCTTCTTTAAGTTTGTTGCCATTTGTTCATGTATTGAAACATTAAACTTAGCAAACAATGTACCACACATAATAGTACAATCAGTAGCACTTTCAGCTAATGCTAACTTCATTATGTCTTTTCTTAATTGAATAGACTCGTTTTTATCATTAGCCATTTCTTGACCAATAATTTCTTGTTCTCTCAACTTATTATATTCTTGTGGTGTCATATTATCCTTTCTGTTATTTTAAATATAATGGACCTGTCCATTGAATTGGGTAATTACCAGTAAGTACATTACCTCTGGCAGAGTTTAAAGCAGGTGCATTAAAACCAGCAGCTTTTAATATATCACCTTTTTTAAAGTGTTTAAAATCAGTTTTACAAACAAAACAAAATACACCGTTTTCTTGTACAACTTTAATATACTTTTTTCCTTCTCTAACAGATGTTTTTGAATCCCATTCATCAATTTGTTGTTTAGAATAAGATGATGTACCATCGCCTTTGTATGACCATTTTTCATAATCAAGTTTAGCACCAGCCATCATGTTTTTAATACCTTGTTCTAAATTGTCAGCAGTTTTATTTACATTTATCATAGTGTTTTCTCCTTTTTTGTTTATCTGTAATATATTGAAAATGTGTCGGCACCATTCATATGACAAAATGATTGTGGTCTGATATAGTGCATTTGTAAACCAGTTTTATATTGTGTTTTAAAGCCAGATTTACCTCTGTATCTGTATCTAATCTTTTTTGCATTTTTTTGAGCAGATACTTCTTTGAAATAACTTAAATATTTAATTGGTATATTTGAAGCAATACATTGACCAACAGATGTCAAGTGTTTAATCAATAGTGGATTTACTACTTTATCAAATACTTTTTTTTGTCTTGTTTTCATAGTTATTGTCCTTCTTTCATTGTTAATAGGGTTATTATACCAGAAATAATCATAAATGTCAAGCAAATAATAAACATTGTCCAATTATCATTTCCCATACAATGACCGCCACAATCCTCGATTGAACCAACTGCTAAAATAGCAGCTAAAATTGTTGTTATACCAAAAAATGTATTCATAGTGTTTCCTTTCTAAATATACGAATATTATATCACAATTCAAAGTAGAAAGCAAGCAAAAAATACAAAAAATGAAGAAAAAATACGCTTTTTTTGCTGTCTGTTCGCTTTTTGTTCTTGTCTCTTGCTCAAAAACCGTTGAAAATTGTAGAATTGCGCCGAATTACGAAAAAATTGGCGAATCAGTAGTTAAAAATAAAGAAAATATTAGCGAATCAGAGTGGCGAGCAGCTAACATGAGCTGTAACTTCTAATATAAATAGTATTAACATGAAAAATTGTAAAAATTGCGGACATAACTGTCATTGTGGAACATCCTGTACACAGGAACACAAAGATGGCGATAATAAAGACATTTTAATACTTTGTTGTAATCATTGCCGTTGCGATTCGTACATTGATGAAGAAAAATATAATATAGAAAGTTAATTTATGCCAAAAATGAGATTATTTAAGTTTTGGAACGCAGATGGCGTTGAAAAAGAAAAAGAAGATATAAGTTTAAAAAAAGCAGTAAGGTCTGTACAAGACAATTTTAAAGACAAGATGATTAGTGTTGAATATATCAGTAAAAAAGGTAAAGAGATGTGTCATTC